GCAGGACAAGTTGTAGAAAGTATAACTGTAGACACTGCTGATATATTTCCTAGAACTCCAGATATATTAATTACATCTGGTAGGAATGCTGCTGTTCGTGCTGTGGTAACTGGTGGTAAAGTAACAAGTTTGATACTTGACAATGCTGGTGAATTTTATTCTTCACCTCCACAGGTTGTAATTAGAGATAATGCTGGTAGAGGTAGATTTGCTGAGTTTGAGGCAATCGTCAATACTGATGGTCAGATTACTGGTTTTAATAAAATTGCAGAAGGTAATTTCTACAATCAAAATACTGTAATAGTTGATATAGTTCCAGTTGGTAGTGGTGCAACTGGTATACCTCTTCTTAAAGAGTGGAATTTTAACAGATACAAAAAATTAGAGTCTAAACTAGACACAGAGAATGGTTATGTATTCGATAATTACAATAACGTATTAGAGTATGGTTATGGTTATGCTGCAAACCCGAAAGCACTTCGTGTTTCTCTCAGTGATAACCTAAACAGTGCTGGAACAGAACCAGCATCTAAATCACATTCACCTATTATTGGTTTTGCTTATGATGGTAACCCAATCTATGGTGGTTATGAGGATCCTTTAGATTCTACGTCATCTATTATTAGAATGACATCTAGTTATTCTATCAATGGTAATCGTTCTGAAGGACCTGATTTGACAACCTATCCTATTGGAACTTTTGTCAATGATTATACTTACACTCATAAGAGTGGCACATTAGATGAAAACAATGGAAGATTTTGCACCACCCCAG